GCCCGACATATTCCATTGCCACACCCATGTCTTCAAAACCTGCAGAGGTTTTATTAGCTACAAATGTCAAGCTATCCGTTACTCGTTGGGTATTTTTCATCATGGATGCTGTATCTTCAGTTTTTAAACCGAACTGTTCAAGAATGGCAGTCGATGCGGACATTACTGTTCCGAAATCTTCCCCTGAAGCTCTTGAGGCATCTAATACTGCTGGCATAGCCCCAACAGTTTGATTAAAATCATAACCACGCTTTATCATTTCTTCCATACCTTCATTAATGGAAGATGTATCAATACCGTATTGTCTAGCCCATTGTTTAGACTTGCTGGATAAGACATCCATATTTTGAGCTAATTGCTTTGGTGAAGTATCATCAGCTAGCAATGCTTGAATTTCAGTCATCTTACCATTGAAATTGGTTGCTGCTTGAATTCCTTTCGCAAAAGCAGCTGTAATACCTACTGTGACTGGTGCAGTTTTTCTGGAAACTGTGTCTAGCCCTCCACTTATCTTTTCAAAACCAGATGATAGTTTAGGCAAAATAGAAGTTTGTTTATATTGTTCAATTGCAGCATTTTTTAATTGAGCTTGGTATTGTGCTAATTGAGCATTTGCTCGAGAAATCTGGTTAGCATAATTTTGAGTACTAGAACTTGCTTTTCCATCTACTAGTGAGCCTGAATATGATTTTTTCAGTAAATCAATCTGTTCTTTTTGCTTAGCGATTGATTTATTTAAAACTTCCATTGGACTTCTAACTCCATCAATACCTTTACCAAATGTTGAAAATGAGGTTTGAGAAGTTTTTAAATCATTTTTTAAGGCAGCTAATTGCTTGTTAACGCCAGTAATGCCTTTTGAAAAGCTGGAATCATCAAACCCCATTTCAATTATCATTTTCCCTAAAGGTGTATCTGCCATTGCTTTCTCCTTGAACTTTTTATCGTTAATTCAAGGATAAACAAAAAACGCCCTTAAAAAGTAGCGTTTTTTTGTTAAATATATATAAAAACTCCAAATAGAACTTTCTGTTTATTGATCAGCTAATGTATAATCTGGAGTAATCACAGTTTTATCAAATGTTTTATCTGTTGTAAATTCAAACAATACTTTAGAGCCGGCTTTCCAATTCTGTGCTGAAACATACGCATCTCCTACTGTAACTCCGGTTGAATCAACTAGATTTACTTGCCCATTAAAGTTAGAGATGTCAGAACCGGTAGTATTCTCAACAGTTGCTTCATATTTTTTATAGGTATCATCATATTCTTCAGGTTTATATTTAAATACTATTCCATTTACTAGGGCGGTTATTTTTTCTTTAACTTCATCATTTTTAACAGCCTCTTGTCCATCTTTTTCTAAATCTTCAAGATATGAATTATATTTACTATTCACTTTTAAATTATAATCATTCTTTAATTCTACTAGTAATTTAGTTCTTGTATTGTAAGCATCACTCCATTTTTTCATACCATCCATAGTATCCAATGAAATTATTGCTTTTTTAGAATCCTTTAAAGCATTAATGTACTGAATAGCCAACGCTTGTAACTTTGAATCTTTGAATTTTTTGTCTTTATACGAACTTATAGCATTCAATTCATCATTCACAAATTTATTATAGTACTCTTTAGTTTGTGAAGTACTTGGATCTTTTATTTTATCTAATTTATCGCCATCGCTCCATCTATTTTCTAACCCCAGAGCCAAATCGGACATAAATGCTTTATCAGAATATTCGTTTTTATTGTTTTTTACATTGCCACACGCTGACAAAGTCAATAACAAAATACCAAAGCTGAATAAAAAAAATGATAGTTTTTTCATAAATTTCTCCTATATTTTATAATTAATTATACCTTTTTAAAATAACATTTTGCAAGCGTTACCTAAAACGAAACTAAAAAAACAGCTCCTAAGAGCTATTTTTATTTTAATGACTGCCCAAATTCCCATAGTGATAACACTTTTTCTTGTTTACGCTCATCGACGCTACCATCATTTGATATAATTTTTGCACCAACCACAGAAACAACTGTAGAAAAATCATTACTAAGGATATCTGCTAAAGTATATGAACCAGTCGATACTAGCGTTTTTACAAAGTCTAGAAATTCAGAACGAGCTTCTGAGACTGTCATTGTTCCTTTTTTTCGTCACCCGTAACTTCTTTTGAACCAGTAATCGTTTCAAAAACATCTTTAATGAAATTTTGCAATTCCCAAGCAGGTACACTTGCCAAAATTGATTTTTCTGTTACCTTTGAACTATCGAATAAACCAGCGATGAAATTAATCCGTTTTTTATAAACGTCTGAAATAGACATCTTATCAACGTTTTTTTCAATTTCAACTGCCATATCCCAATAATCAAGAAGCTTTTGACCGCTAACATGTTCTTGAGTAACAGTAAACTCACCGTCTTTATCACGAAGAGTAATTGATAGCTTAGTCATTTATTACTCACCTCCTGCAGGTGCTGCTACCATTAAAGCATCAGCTTCAATTTCTGCAATGCCAGCTGCATCAGTAGAAGCTCCAGTCCCTACAAAGGTAGAGTAGTACAATCCGTTGTCATCAGAACCAATAGCAAAGCTAATAGCTTCTGATGGAAGTTCACTTTGTTTACCTTGTACTGTATTAAACTCAAGACCATCAGAAGAGAACATTCCGTCTACAAATGCCATTAAATATGGATGACCTTGAGGCGTTACATCTTCCAATAGAATCGAGCAGTATGGAGAAGTACGGTCTGCAGTAGCTTTATATACGCCATTAGTAGAGGCTACGATTCCAAGTACTGCGTTTTTAACTTTTTCAGGGAAGTCCATGATGTCAAAGTCAACCTTACCATCACCTACCCCTTTTCCAGAAATAGCATACACTTTATTTGAAGAGTAAGATTTTACAGCATCAACTGCTAATCCTGAGACTTTAGCGGAAACCATCCCACCATTATCTTTTTTTCCTTCAATTACAAATTTATTTGTATTAAGAACGGGATCGCTTCCGTCTTTAATACGAATTGTTAAACGTTTAAAACCAATAGGTACTGACATTATTTATTCTCCTTATTTTCAATAATTTTCGTAAAGATTGCTATTGCCTTCATAAAACCGAGCATCAACATATCTTTTTGTATCGCTAAAATATTCATCTAGTCCGCCATTCATCTGGAAGAATCCTTTTGTTTTTAGAATATTTTCAACTGTATTCTGTAATTTTTTTACTGTTAATCGGTCAATTGCCTCTATGCTAACCTGATAAACAAAATGTTTAGCTAGTGAATCATTGCTACTCATAGCTGTTTGTTCTGGTGGACCAGTCGGAGTAATTGTTATACTTGTTGAGCTTTCAGATAAATTTTCATATCTTGAATAACTTTTAAGCCCACCTGTTCTTTGAATTGCTAGAATATCAGAGTCATTAGCTAAAGCTTGCATAAGTTCGCTTAGCATATCATTCATTTTAGCAACTCCTTCAAATTAGCTTGCGCTGTCTTAACAAATTTTTGTCCTTGAGCATTTGAAAATCTTTGTAAAGCACCAAAACTTTTATAACGATATGATTTACCATTTCTGACAAAACCATTATTTTCAAGATGGACAAGTCTCCAATGCTTACCGTTGTTACCTATCTTTATGACGGGGAATCCTGATGTTCTAGAAACATTTCCTCGAACAACACCAGCTACTGTATCTCCACTATCAGCGAATCCTTGAAGAGTACTTTTCAAATCAACAACAGCCTCATCTGCTGCTTTTCCAAGAGCTTTACCTTCAATTGTTCTTACACGAGTTTCACTAAACTTTTCTCTTAGTTTTGCTTCAATTTCTTCAAAGCCTTTGATTGTCATTGAACTACTCATTAAGATTTGTACCTCCAAGTATTATTTTTAAGAAAGTACGATCATGAAAATCTGGCTGAATATCGATGATATTCCATACTTTATTTGCATATCTCGGATCATCAATAATCACTTTGTCGTCGTTTTTAGGTTGATAAGCAGTCATTGGATCACGAATTTTAAGCGTCGCACCATTCTTAACGTTTTGATTTCCCAATATCATTAAATCTTTATTACTAGGGGAATAAACATCTGCGTAGGTTTTAAAAAGAACAATAGGATCACCACCTCTCCCGTCAAATGACGTATCAAGTCCTACTCCTTGAAATGTAACTTGCATTCGCATTGTTCCGTTATTGGTACGATTAGATGACTTAAGTATTTTCTGAGATTTAATCATGTTATTACCCCATCAACAGATGATTGATTGGCCAAAAATACATCACGGATATTTTGCTTATAATTCTCCTTAAATTCATCTAAAGCATCATTGTAAGTATAACGTGAACGCTCAAAAATTAATTCCTTAACTTCTGGATCACTTGCATCAGGAACTCCAACTAATCTAAGAATTGAGGTATAAGAGGCTATGAGCATATCTGTTAAGTTAGCAAGTTCGTCAGAATCATTAGTACTGATTCTCATTCTTTGTTTGAATGAATTAAGGTTATCATTGGCCCAAGTTTCTGCAGTACTCATATTTAACTCCTATTATTTATCTTCTTTTTCCTCCACTTTTTCAACAAAACCAGGGAGCTTTTTTTCAAGCTCCTTGAATCTTGCTACGGAAGCCTCAAAAACTTCATCAACTTCACGTCTAACATTTTCTTTTAAATCATCAAAGACAGCTTTTACTTTTAATTTCATTGACTACTCCTTACCCAGCAGGTACGGCCGCAATTGTAACAAGGGCTGAAGCATTATTATCTTTTGGTTTGCCCCAATAGAATGATTTGGTAGTATAAAGTTGAAGATCTTCAAGAGCAAACGTTTGGTCAAATTCTTGCATTGTCATTTTTCCACGATAAGCATTATATCGATTTGCAACAAATACAATCCCTTTACCAACAGGAACTGCCATTGATTGAACCACAGCAATATTGAAAGGTAAGATATCAACCCATACTCCATTAGCATTCAAATATAAGAACATCGCAGTGAAATTGTAATAATCTTGAGGATTAACCAAAATTTTTGCTTGTCCAGCAATATTTAGTGGAATTCCTTTTTCACTAACTGACATTTTTTTCATAATAGGTGCTAGAATTTTAGCAGCTTGTTTGGAAACGTCTTGAGAGTTTTCTAAAGCAGCAAATGGCGAAAGGTCGGCAGATACTTTTTTATCTCCATATGTAGTAGTCCCATTGACAACGGTAGCATCTTTAATCAAACCAACGGGTTTGTTATTGCCATCACCATTAACCAAAGCTGCTTCAAGAGCAACTGCAATAGATTCTGACAATTGTAAGATGATAAAGGTTTTCAACCAATCATAGCTATAATCAAGGGCATCTTTAGGAATAACAGTAAATGCTGTAAGTTTATTTTGAGAAAAATCGTGTTCTCCAAAGTTTTGATTTAATTGACCTTGAATATCACCAGCAAAAGTTCCCCATACTGCTGTTCCACCATTATAGATACCATCAGAGGTAATCGCTTTAGTGCGAAGACCCATATCTTGGAAATTGATAATATCAAGCAACGGATGAGCATAAGTTAATTCGTCAAAAACTTGATTGATAATTTCAAGAGGCAAAGTTTTTTCTACATTTCCAACACCAGAAGTAATATCGTTAAAGAATTTTGTTTCTTCTGCTGACATTACTTCAGCAGAACGAGATGACATTAGAGAGTTAATTTTTTCGTTTGTTTGATCAGCAAGTTTTTCAACAATTTCAGTGCCCATAACTTCCATAGTATGTGCAAATAATTTTTGTTGTTCTTTTTCATCGGCTCCGTTAGCAACTGCATCTGTATATTTTCCAACAGCTGCTGTGTAATTAGGTAATTTTGTG